ATCACAATACCAACTAAATTGACATTTATGTTTAATGGGAAATGAAATTTTAGGGTCTTTCCATGATGGTCGAGTCGGGCCTTGTTTTACCACTCCACATATAGTATTAGGAAACCTTGAGTCATTAACTCTGTTCATCACAACAGTAGTCACCGCAAGTTCCCCAGCAGTACCCTGACCCCTTGCTTCGTGATACATGTTGAGTGCAAGACATTCTACCGATTTTGACTTTACATCTTCTGGTAAAGGTTGAGCAACTGCACCAACAACACCAAACATTGTTCCGACCACTAGTTGTTCAATTCCATTCATTATATATCGTCTTCCTCTCTATTCTCAGAACGAGCAACTTCAAAGCCATCAGGATATCTATCTTCCAACTTAGAAATATTCATATTAATAATATCACCCAAGTCTGTATCTAATGCAATACACGCTTGAGCAACATACCACATAACATCACCAAGTTCACGTTGCATATGATATTTGGTGTGTTCGTCCATAGGTTTCCCTTGAAAGATAACCTTTTTAACAATCTCAGTGAACTCTCCAGATTCAGCTGACAAACCTAGTGCGGCTGTTAACATACGTTCTGGAGCCATTCCCTGTTCTTTAACTATGTCACAAGTTTCTTTGAAGTAACTTATGTGTTTGGACGAATCGCTTGTAGTATGATCTACAAAACTTACATAATCATTTAAAAAATTACTACCCATTCGCAGGGCCTGGCATCTGGTGGTAAACAGCGTGGTCATCTACCATAAACTCATCAGTCCAGTTGAAAGCTTCCTTTACAACATTTGCTGACAAACCCTTATACATTTGATGGAGTACACCATCTTTTGCAGCTACAAGAACGTCTGCTTCAGATTCGTGCAAACCTTCAAGCATTTGAACAAACATTGTTTCTCTTTTACTCTGAGATAAATCACCATTACCACCCCTAATATAATGATATAGTTTTCTAGACTCATACGCAAGAACACTATGTTCAGTGCCAGCTGGTGCTTCGTTTCTTTTGAAAGGAACTTCTCCATCTGGTAACGCCCACTTTATTTTTGGGTCAAATGATGCCTTGATAACCATTCTTAGTGCTTGGCTATCATGCTCTTTTAACAGAGCGATCTTGTTTTGTTTTGTTTTTGCTTTGGACACCTTGTCCAAAATTTCTGATATTAATAAATCCATTCTAAAATTCTCCTATAGATTCAGTTAGAGTTTTTAACCTCGTTTTAATAAAATAGTTCAGTAGTTTACTACGATCATTAACTGGTGCTTCCTTATATTTATGTATTATCTCAGACGACAATTCTTCTGGACAACAAGTAAGATCAATCAATTTTTTATTTCTTTGGTAGTTACGTTTTACTTCATCATTAGGCAACACATCATCAATGTTATTGTCAATCCAAGATGAAATCTTTTTAGCACCCAACGGCCGTTGGCGCAATCCTTCAGTAAATGTATTGTCTGGTGATAGCACATTAGGCACTCCGTCACTAGTATCTCCCTTGAAAATATGTTCTTGAAGATAGGTAACAGGATTTTGTCCATCAACCATTTTCTTAGTAATAGGACTATACTGTTTTACATTAGGATACTTTTGTAATTGAATAAAATCTTTATCACCAGACAATATCATAACTTCATCACACGATTCTGCACTAAGTGTGCCAATGATATCATCAGCCTCTGCACCATACACCTCTACAAACTTGTAAGGCATATTCTCAGAGAATTCTTTTTTCATTTTATTAAGGCACTCAAAGATAGCATCCCAATCATGATTAGATTTTTTTCTGGTAGTTCTCCGAGAGGCTTTATACTCTGGAAAATAGTCACGCCTCCAATAATGTTTGGAATCATAACATAACACCAACTCTCCAAATTCAGATTTGAATCGAGTACGATACATCCGTAACGAATTCAGAATCATATGGCGAACCATATTGTCATCTGGTTTAGTTTCCTTAGTCATATGCAAATGCATCATAACACTTGCGACTGAAATTTGGCTCATATCAACTAATATCATTATTCTTCATCCTTATGAAGTGATTCAATGGTTTTTCTCAACTGTTCCATATCAACTTCAGTATGTTTCCGTCCATCATCATCATGAATAACACGAACAAATGTGTCTACAATGTCTTGTGTGGGGTATTCCATTTTCACTGCTCTATACACCAATCCCCGTGTAAACTCAATTATAATACCAATGTCTTGTATAAACCTTTCATCATCAACTCGAATTTCACTATTATGACACATTTGAATCATGTGAACAATCAATTCTTGTGTCAAATTTTCAGCGAACTCTTTTTTCATTTCGAGTTCTGATTTAACTTCGTCAAGTTGTTTTACGGGTGTTTCTTTCCATGGCCCCTTAATAACTTTGCAAAGTCCATTATCTTCTTCCAAATCAATAATCCTCTTCTTTGTCCATTTCCTCAGTCCATACATATCCCAAATCAGGATACAGTACTCCAACAATTCTCTTTGGTTGACCTTTCTTTGGCCCATACCAATGGTATGCTAATGCTACACAACGTCTTTTTACTCTATTTTGTTGGTATTCTCCATAAAAATCATCAACCCAATCACCAGTACGAAGATAATTTTGCATATTGCGAACATATCCTTCGTGGATAGCAAGTTTGGCAGCTGCACCTTTAATGTTCTGTCTTACAGATATGCGTTGAACTTTTACAAGGTCTTTCTGCGTTTTAATCCAATTTTTAACTTTTTCGGGGTGCAATGTATGCTCAGGAATTAATTCTCTTACACTGCTATGAACACCAGCATTACCGTAGTCAGGATTCTTTGCAAGTTTCGTTGCTCTTGCTTTTGCAAGACGTTCTGATGCAGCTTTCTTTTGTTCCTCAGTCATAGGTTTACGTTTCTTAGGTGTTTTCCACTTACTGTTGTCCGTAGTAGCAATTATTTTCTTTTGTGACATGTTACTATTTACCCCCATTTAGAAAAAATTCAACAATTTCTACTTTTACTTTCCAATGTCCTTCACATTTTCTTTCATTATTACTTGATACGCACCTTTATTATACGCAGGCGCGATAGTGTAATTTGATGATATTTTTAGTCTCTCTGAATTATCTTTTTTTGCACAACCATTCATACCAACAGTATCTATACGACTAGGTATGAATTTTGTTTCTCTGCGATATACATGTTCGTGACCTTTCCATTCTACAAACTTCTTAGGTTTAGTTTTGAGTTGTTCGGGGTGACAGCCGTGCTTACGAAGAAATTCTTCGTCTGCAGCACGAGCCGCAAGAATTCTCTTGTTTTTGGTGGGTTTTCTTTTCCGTGTATTATTAGATGTATAATACACCGGCATCATATGCATAGTCATAATAATAAATATACTCTATTTGGAATAAAAAGTCAAGTACCTTTGATGTGGTTTTCAATAATTTCTGATATTTTAATCAATTCTTTATCACCATCAGCGTCCAACTTAGTTTGGATAAATCCATCTTCTTCTAACTTGTCAAGAACCCAACCTACAACCTTTCCGTGTAAAGTTTCGTTCTGAATATATCTGCCGACACCATATGCTATGATAATTGAACCCATTGCTAGTATTGTGTGTGTAAAAGCGTCCATATAATTATTTATATCCTTTATTTATTAATCCCTACAATTATATCAGAGTAAATAAACCACGTTACTACAACCTCTCTAACCTCTGGTGAGGGGGTGGTGTAGTGTCCATATGTTGCGTAGGGTGGAAAAACAACAATCTTTCCCTTCTCTGTTTTTATTGCTTTGTTCTGAGCAGGGAAGATTAACTCCCCACCCTCTTTAACGGTATTAAGATGCAAGATGACTGAAGCATATCGCAATAGACATCCTTGGTTAACATCTCCAGCAAACTCACCATCTGTATGATAATGGCAAATCTGTCCTTTATCATACCTATGATATTCATAATCTTGATCTGCTGATTCCCTTATCGGCCGATACCTTTGAGATACTAAAGATTTATGTACATCAGCAAAAATATCTTGCAGTAATTTATCTACCTCTTTTAGTTCTTCTGTTTTTGTAATGTTGACAGTTTTCCCATCTCTGTTATACACATGAGTTTGACCATTCTCGACATGAGGATGAACGGCGCTCAAAATGGTATCTATATCTTTATCACTAACGTGGTTTGGAAATTCAAGTATCATTATATGTAAGTTACCTTAAACTTGTAGCTGATCATTTTTTATCTTATGTAACCATTATACAGAACTGCACAAGGTTTGTCAAGAATTATTTTAACACTCAAGTCATTGATTTCTAACGAGGTTTGAAAATAGTTATCAATTCATCCTTACCTTTGACCTTAATTTTGTCCAATTCGACACCTTTTAGGTCATCTGGTAGCTGTTCTTGGGTATATGATGAGTAAATCGTATTGACAATACCGCCACCGCGAGTCTTATAATTACGAGTAGATGCCTCTAATCTTGCAGCCAGATTGACTGCATCACCGATAACCGAATAGTCAAATCTGGTGGTACTACCCATATTACCCACAATACACGTTCCTGTATTGACTCCACTACCGATA